TTCAATAATAAATAGCGAATCCGTGTTTTTGTGTCTAACGTATTGTGTACTTCCCCGCGTTCGCTTTCAACTTCTCCATTGCCACGTACCTCAAAGCATCGAGAGCGTGGTTGTTATCGTCTTCGGGTTGGTTGGTTACTTGGTTTGTTTTATAATCTCGTTTCCAAGCGTAGTTGCGGAGTTCTCGGATAACATTAACTGAGTCTTGGTGCACCATTATTTGAACGCTCTTTAGCTTGTCGATGCCCGACCTTACCGAGTCTTGACCTTTTGCAACTGGTCTAATCCTGAAGCCTGACCGTCTTATTTCCTCAATGCTTTTAGGCTCTGCTGAGTCGGCTATTATCTCGTCCGACCTTTGTAGTCCGCAACGTTGAGCAATGTCTGCATTCGTTAACCCGGACTCGTAAAGTAATTCCTTGACCCATAGTTTGCCCTCTTGGTAAACAACTTCCACAAGTGCGGTCGGGTCGTTAGTGAAACCGAAGTCCAGCCCGTACGCTTTCCACTTGTAGCCCGTTGGAAAGTCTTTGGTTTCTTGCCAGTTCTCGTAAATCGCTCCTTCTCTTCTTGACCTTTGCCCAAGTCCGTAGACCTTCCATTTGTATTCGTCTGCCGTTCCTCTTGCCTTGTTCTCAGTAGTCGGCTCGTAACTGTTTATCTTGTCCCGAATATGCTGGTCGAGAAACGTGTTGTCCAACATCGTGGAATGAATCAAAACCACATCGTCTCGTTTGAGTACGTTGTCGTAAATCCAATGTTCGTCCGTGCTTGGGTTATAATCGAGAATCCATTTCCCTTTGCAACGTTGCTCCAGTTGGTCGAAGTCGTCCTTGCTTGTTTCGATTGCCTCGTTGAGCCAAAAGTAATCGGTCTCGATACCGTGAAGTTTCTGCGAGTCATCAAGTCCGTAGAACTCAAACGTAGAGCCGTGAGCGGAGTAGATTAAATCCGTCTTGTTAAATGCCTCATCGTTCCACGCTTCGAGGCTTTGAAGTACCTTCTTCCACGTATCCAGCACCGTTGGTTTAATCCACGTACGCCTGAACCTTGCGACCGCAATTCTCTTTTCTTCTTGTAGTCCCGTAAGGTATAACGCTTGGCAGATGCTCCACGTCTTGGAACTACGTGAGCCACCTTCAAGCACAATTCCCCGAACTTGTTTATTATTAAGGGCTTGCCACAGGTCATCAAATACTCCAGTTCCTTCAAGTTTCACGTCAGGTTATAGGTTGACAAATTACTTCTTTTTGTCAGGTTATAGGTTGACAAATTACTTCTTTTTGTCAGGTCGATGGATGACGACTTCAACTTTCTCAGGCTTACCACCGTTCACGGTCTGCTCAACCTCCTCTTTCGGCTTACCGTAAACCCGGTCAAATAGAACATCGAGAATATGAATCGAACCCTTCTCATAATCGCGTTGTGCTTTCTTTGCAATTAGAGCAATCCAAAAAGGCAACTCGTCATTCTTAGCCAGTTCGACTAACTCAGTCCGGGACTTGCCCAGCACGTTCTTAATGATGTCCTGAACTTGTCCCTTTGATAGCTTTACATTATGCTCGTCTAAGAAATGTTCCTTCAGTAGCGTCTCGACTTTCTTCGGTCTGCCGTTAGGGTTGCCGCTTTGTCCTTTGCCCCACTTTTTCAAGTTCTCTGGTGTTCCGCCTTCGTTCATTGTTCAATCGTTGTTTTAACGTACTCCTTTCCGTTTATCTTAACGATTAAAGTCGGGTCGAGTTTCGTCATTCGGTCAATAATAACCTGACAATACTTCGGGTCGAGTTCCATTCCGTAGCACTTTCGTTTTAGTTGGTGTGCTGCTGCCATTGTAGTTCCACTTCCAAGAAAAAGGTCTGCAATCAATTTAGTTTTATCGCCCCAATTATTTAGAAAGAACTCAACCAACTTTAATGGCTTTTGAGTTGGATGCACTCGGTCTCTTGCGTCTGCGTATCCGAACGCACCCATCCACTTTACTCGTGCAATTAATCTTTTATGCTTTTGCTTGCTCCAACAAAGCTCAAAAGATGAACCGACTATTTTGTCAGCATCTTCTCCACCTCTTTTATCCCACACAATCCAACTGCCTTCATTCTTGTCGGGTATTAATTCAGCAAAATAATCTGCTCCCCAAATAAAAATTTCTTTGCAATAATCAAAGCAAGCAAAAATTGTATTTATTAATTCAGGAGTAAAGTCATTGTGGTCTCCGATTACCTTACCATATTTTTTACCGCCTCCCTGAATCTTTGCGTTTTTTGAACCCTTTATTTCCGAATAGTCAGTGTCAAGAAACATTCCATAAGGCGGGTCGGTGAATACCATATCCGCCTTCTCCCCATTCATCAACTTTGCCACTTGGTCGCTATCGGTACTATCTCCACAAAGTAAACGGTGTTCTCCAATCTCAATTAAATCACCAAATACAACGTCCGTCTTGAGTTCTTCAGGCACTTCGTAATCGTCCTCTTCTGCTTCCAGTTCTTCGCCTCCCCAGTTGTCGGGAGTGTCAAGTCCCCACTCGTTCAACTCTTCAGCTTCCCAAGTATTCGCCAACTCGTCCCAGTCCCATTCTCCGAAGCCTACGTTGTCTTTGATGATAAACTCGCGTTGTTTCTCTTCTGACCAGTCAACAACCTCAACCCAAACTTTTTCGAGTCCAGCTTCTTGCATTGCCTTGAGTCGCATATTACCACCGAGAACAACCATTTCTTTATTGACCACAATCGGACGGACTGGCATCATCTCAGGAAACTCCTTAATAGACTGAACCAGCTTCTTAAACTTCTCGTCTTTGATGTATCTCGGATTGTCCGAGTTTGGTCTGACCTTACTAATCGGTAAACTTTCCATTCTTGTAATTCTTTAGAGCCTCGTGGCTTGTCTTTCCTTTTGCTTTCTTGCACGGGTTGCCGTTCCAGTAGTCGTCTGCCACTTCTCGACTGAAGCAATAGAACTCCATCGTGTAAGTGTTTTGGGTTATGTAAAGCCCGTAATTTTCGTGTTGCTTGTTCTCTCTCATATTTCTGAGATTGGTAAAAGTATTCCTTTGCTCGTGTCGTTGTCTCCGCCTTTAACGTCTCGTTTAGTTCCGAGATACGGTCGGCAGAGTTCTTTTAAAAAGTCAGTCTTGACCAATTTAATAACCTCCTCCGAAACTATCAATGCCCACCAGTCAGCTTCAGAAGTCGAAAGCCCGGAACGCTTACCTCGTGAAGAGTATTCTATAAACACGTTTCCCGTTTTCATTGCTTTCAAGTCCTTCTTGACTTCAATGGTTCGGTTCTCTAAGATGTCCGCCAGTAGCTTCTCCCCGAGTTGTCCTACTTCAAGATCGTGTCGAAAGTCGTTATTGAACTTCACTTCTTTTTGCGTCTCTTTGGTTTGTTGGCTTCGTAATAATTCAGAAGCGCAACACTCATAATTTGCGGACTTCTTCCACAAGTAAAACAAACCTTTGCTTTCGGGTCAATGTACGACCAAGCCTCTTGGTAGAGTTTCTGCTCTTCTCGTGTTATTCGTCCTGAAAACTTCGCGGCTTTCATTCTACTGAGTGCCTCTTGCCTTTCTTTGATAAATAGCAAAACTTGTTTTTTGTCCATTAGTTAAAATTTTCGCCTTTTAAAATTCGTACAACCCAGACTAATAAAAACAACATCAAACACAATAGAACTAAGTCGCTCATCTTATTTGTTTAGTTCAACAAGTTTATAAGTCTTACCATCAATCTCAACTATCTTACCCTCGCAAGCTCCGTTTTTGATTGTGTCTCTGTGGCACTTGGGGCATTGCTTCTGTTCCATCTTGTCGCGTACTTTCATAGCTAATGCTTGTGCAAACAGTCTTTCGTGTTTAGCGTAACCTTCATTTTTAGGATACATCTCCAACGCCATTTCTTCAATCTCTTTGTTTGTCATTTCTTCCCGTATTTGTTTACCTTCACATGATTCCTTCGGTCTGTTGTCTCTGATTTCACCATCTGAGTTTTCATAATAGATTTCATTGTTGTTGGAATCAAATTCACGTTTCACCCAATATCCATCTGATTGCTCATAATAGATTTCATTGTTGTTGGAATCAAATTCACGTTTCACCCAATATCCATCTGATTGCTCATAATAGATTTCATTGTTGTTGGAATCAAATTCACTTTTCCCCCAATATCCATTTGAATGCTCAAAATAGATTAGTTTATTATTTGAATCATAAAGGTATAATGAACCTTTGTCAAAGTCGTGTTTAAGTAATTGTGCTATTGTTTTCATCTCTGTTTGTTTTGGGTTAACCTTTCAAGTCTTTCAATTGACCGAACTATTCTGTCAACCTTTCGCGTTATCTTCTCAGTCTTCAGCTTTCGAGCGTTCAACTTGACTATCTTACTCATATTTCAAACCTCCACATCAAACGCTCAACCAATACACTCAGAAGAGGAATGTAAAGAAGTGCCTCCGGGTCGTTGGCGCAGTAAAGAACTCCAAACCAAAACGACAAACAAAGCCGACAGTCTAACGGCTTAAAAGACTGGCTCTCGTCCATTGCCAGCCACTTTTTCATAAGTAGGTCAATGCCAAAGACTTCAATCCAAAGGTAGCTTAACACGCTCGCGGATAAGCCGCTCAAGATGTATTCCATAATAGTTTGCTCTAAGTGTTTCTATTGTTTTCTTAACGGTGTTCCCGATTGACTTGTAAGGAATGTCGACCTTCTTAGCGACCTTTCGGTAGCTTCCCTCTTCCAGCCATAGCTTCAGGACTTCGCGGTCGTACCAATGCAACTCTTGCATAAGTGTTTCAATCAACGAAATGTCCTCTTCCTTCTCCCAGTCGTAATCTTCTCGCTCGTGGTCGACCTTCTTGTGGTTGTGGAGGTCGTAGAGTTTCGAGAAGCTGGAGCGCGGACTTGTCGCCATTGTCATCATTGTTCTAACCACGTA